CCGCCGATTACGGAGCCCCCACCACCCGCAAGCGGTTCTTCCTGATTGCCAGGCGTGACGGGAGGCCCATTGTGTGGCCGGAACCTACCCACGCGCCGGCGGACAGCCCGGAGGTGCGGGAGGGGCGGAAAAAGCCATGGCGGAGCGCGGCGGAGATCATAGACTGGAGCCTCCCCTGCCCCTCCATTTTCGACACGCGGGAGGAAATCCGGGAGAAATACGGCCTTTCCGCCCAGCGGCCACTCCGGCCAAACACCATGCGGAGGGTGGCCAGGGGCGTGGACAAATTCGTGATCAAGTCCGCAAACCCGTTTCTGGTGGTGATCAACCATGCCGGGGAGTTCCGGGGCCAAGGGATCGGAGACCCGCTCCAGACCATAACGGCAAAGAACGGGTATGGAGTGGCAAGCCCAGCCATGGCGCCGTGGACGGTGACCAACACCACCAACTCCACGGGGCACCCCGTTGATAAGCCGATAGACACGGCACGGACTGGCGGCGGAGGCGGTCAAATGTTTTTGGGAGCCTCCCTGATCCAGTACCACACGGAGCAGTCAGAACATGTGAGAGGCCAGGAGATCACCGGGCCGATCATGACCATTGACGCCGCCAACCGCTACGGCCTGACAGCGGCAAGCCTGGTCAAATACTATGGGAACGACCAGCACGGACAGAACATCCAGGACCCGCTCCACACGGTCACGGCAAAGGATCGGGAGGGACTGACAACTGCGCACCTGGTCAAGATGAAAGGAACAAACCTGGGAGGGCCTGCCACGGAGCCGGTGCAGACCATCACCGCCGGCGGAGGCCATCATGGCGTGGTCACCACGCGGATCACAAAAGCGGAGCCGGGCGCGGATCTTAAACGCTGGCCAGAGATCCGGGAGCTGCTGAATACATATTGCGGCTATGACCTGGGGCCGGAGGATGTGATCCTGTTCAAGATCGGCGGCGCCTGGTATGTCATGGCTGACATCGGCCTCCGTATGCTGACCCCCAGGGAGCTCTACCGGGCCAACGGCTTCCCTGATGACTATATCATCGACCGGGACTATACCGGGAAAGAGTACGGGAAGGCCAAGCAGGTGGCGAGGTGCGGGAACGCGGTACCCCCTCCCTTCGCTACGGCCCTGGTGCGGGCAAACCTGTCGGAGTGGTGTGGCGCGGAGATCAGCACCATGGAGGAACTGGAAAAGGCGGTGGCGGTATGAAGCGCCTTACGATCCGGGATGAGAGCGGCTTTTACCATCTGCGGCGCGGGCCGAAGGGCGGGGAAATCAATAAAAAGACAGTGGTGCAGCACCTTGGACGACTGGAGGACGTGGCCCTCCGCCCCGTCAGCCGGGAGCAGGTGGAGGGGATACGGGGAGAATGGATGTTTCCGATTTTCGCAGATCAGGAGGACGCAAACGACCCTCGTTGCCAGTGCTCCGAGTGTGGGAGTATCGAAACTCCGCTTGCAAGGCATCGGTTTTGCCCTTCTTGCGGCGCTCCCATGACGGATGAAGCCGTGGACATCAGACTGAAAGAATTGGAGGCGCTGAAAGATGGCAAGGGCGATTGATGTTGTGCAGGTCAAGGCAGAGATAGCAGCTGAAAAACTGGCTGTCATTATTGAAAATGGGAGCGTTTTGCTAAAAGATATGCAGAGCGGCGAGGCGGTTAAAATTGCCACCCTCACCCCGCCGAACGAGCCGATGACGTGTGATGGGTGTGTAGACTGCAAAAGGTCGTCAATGAGTATGTGTAAGTTTTGCATCCGGAATACAGAACTACGAGATTACTACCGCCGCCCGCCGGAGGGAGAGGAGGACACCTGATGGACATTGAGAAACTTAAGCGTTGCCTAAAATGTTGTGCCGATGATAACTCAAAGGCGTGTAATAAATGCGAATTAGAATATGGCGAAGAAGAATGCCAAAACCTTTGTGGATATGCCGCCACCGCCCTCTCCACGCTCCAGGCCGAAAACGAGAAGCTGCGGGACGAAGTAGAGCGGCAAAGGAGGAGCGCAGACAATAGGCAACACCTCTATGAAAATGCAGAACGGGCATACATGAAAGTTCTGGCCGAGCTGGAGCAGGCGAAGCGGGAGCAGATCAGAATCCCAGAAGGTTATGCCCTGGTCAAATTAGAATTACTGGAGGAACTAGATAACTTCCGGGACCTCGGCCCCATTGACCGCCTCCGCGAACTCAAACAGGCTGACGATGAGGGGCGGTGCGTGGTGCTGCCATTCAAACCTCCGAGATGGGTTTATGTGTGCAGTACACGCTTCCCAAAACCGGCACAAGCCCATTATGCAAGCGCCATCAATGTTTTGCAGGATATGGACAAAGGGTGTGTATTTGGAGATACCCAAGAAGAAGCAGCGGCCGCACTACGGAGGGAGCAGGATGGATAATTATTTCAGTTCAAAAGACATTCTCGACAAGGCCATTGGAACTGATGCCTATTTCCAAATCAAATCTATTCTTTTTAGCCTGAAAGCCGCCGACGTTGCGGAGGTCAGGCACGGGAGATGGATTTTTGAACCTGGAAAAATCCCGTATTGTTCGGAGTGCAAAAAGTACAGCGACGATGGAGACAAGGGTGCTACTTTCTGCCCGTGGTGCGGCGCTCGCATGGGCGAGGAGGACGAGCATGAGGCTGATTGATGCAGATAAATTACCACTTGATATTATGCCGGAGGATGTAGATAAGGCCCCCACCATCGACGCCGTGCCTGTGGTCAGGTGCCAAGAATGTAAACATAAAAATACAACAGCTTGCCCAGCTTATGATGCCCCATTCATGCGTACCAGTTTGCGGATTAAGTTTTGTAGTGAGGGCAAGCGGAAGGAGGGCGACCATGTACGGAATAACTGACAAGAAAATTACCCATATCATCGATGAAGCATATAATTTTCCTACGAAATATCCATGTAGCACATGCGACCATGGATGGGGCAGCTTGGGCACAGAAGGAATAAAATCATGTCACGAAACATGCCAGGAATTACAGGCGTGGGAAGCTGCAAAACGAAAGGAGGAGGCCAACATGGACAAGCCGAGAATTTGTGAGGTGCTGGGTGACGAATTTGAAAAAATCTGTGAGGCAGTACATAACGAATGGTGGGAAGAGAAGAAACGCCAGGGAATTGATGACCATCCCGATATGCTCCCGTACCAAGAACTGCCGGAGAATGTCAAAGAGTATGACCGCGTGACTGTACGACGTGTTTTGGAGGCACTGGGCATCAAGTATCCACGCAAGCCCCACTTCACCCAGCAGGAGGTGGAATCAGCAAAGATAATTAGCGTGCTGTTCCCCGAAGCAACACACATTGAGCGGTTGCGAGGCAGTAAAGTTTTAGGCATAACTGGAGCCGAAGATGGGTGGATTGCAGATATTGAAAGCTCGCTATTTCCAGAAATCAAGTCAGGTCAGTCCGTCACCCTTGACGAGATCATCGGAGGTGTGGAATGAGTAAGCACTGGATAGATAATGGGGATTCATGGATTTGTCCAATTTGCGCACATGAAGAAGAAAACCCCAATAAATTTCCTAATTTTGAATGTCCAGTTTGTGGATTTCAGGACCCAAAAGATGCAAACAAGGACCAGCAGGCCAAAGCTGACGCAGGAAAGCCTCGCCCTACGCTCACTCCCGTCAGCCTGATTGATGCTGTGACAGCGGTCCGCATGTACGGAAACGAAAAGTACCATGATCCTGAGAATTGGAGGCAAGTGGAGCCGCAGCGCTACAGGGACGCACTCTACCGGCACTGGCTGGCCTATCTCAAGGGTGAGAAGTGCGATCAGGAAAGCGGCCTGCCTCACCTGTGGCATCTGGCTTGCAATGCGGCGTTTTTGATTGAGATGGAGAGCTCCATCCACGACGGGGAGGGCGGACAGCATGATGGAGTGGATTAGCGTCAAGGAGAGGCTGCCGGAGGAACTTCCCGAAAATAAAGGAAGAAAGACAATCTCTTGTTTAGTAGCATTAAAGTCCTGTTATCCCAAAGGAAAGGCTACGATTCAGAAAAGGCAGAGACAGTGGATTCCATATTATGACGGTTCTTTTGTTGGATGGGAGTGGAGCAGGATTGGAGCACAAAGAGTCACCCACTGGATGCCCCTCCCCGACCCGCAGAAGGAGGGATAGCCCTTGAACGAGTTCCCGGAGAGGCTGAGGAGAATGAGAGAGAGGAACCGCTTGAGCCGATATAAACTCTCTGATTTATGCGGGATATCGTCTGACCAAATCAGAAGGTATGAACTTGGAGAGAGAAAGCCTGGAGCGGATGCACTAGAGGCAATAGCTGACTATTTCGAAGTATCAACAGATTACCTGCTTGGTCGGACAGATTATCCGTGTGTAGTTAAACCTTTATCGTCTCATAGAAGAATTTGATAATTCCTCCTTTTTGAGGAATCACAATCTGAATTTATGCGACAATGGGAGCATGGGGGCATACCCTGTGCTCCCGATCTCTTTCTCCTTCCTACACCCGGCAGTCGGCCTCCTGCTGCCGGGAATATATGCCTCTCCTCGCCTCATGCGGCGGGCGGTGGCACCAGCTCCGCAAGGAGACAGGCCTGCGGAAAGCCTGACCAAACCCGCAGCATACCCCGAAAGGGGTATATATACCGCCCCACAGTTGCAGGAGACGGGGGCGGGATAGGAGATCTAGGAAATGGATTATAAATCAAAACGATGGAAGCGATTAAGAGAGAAGATATTGCGAAGAGACCGATATCTATGTAGAGAGAGCAAGAGATATGGTCGGATGGTAGAGGCAACAACAGCACACCATGTTTGGCCGGTGGAGCAGTACCCGGAATACCAATGGTGCGAATGGAATCTGATTGCCCTATCAAATGAAGAGCACAACGCAATGCACGACAGAGACACGGGAGAACTGACAGAGAAAGGGGAATGTTGGAGGCGGAAGATCACCCCCCCACCCCCTCCCCCGGGGTAAATCCACCCCTAAGGGACCGGTGAGGGGAACTCTTTCCAACTCTGAGACCATTTTTTGAGAAAGGGGTGTAAGAATGACAGCGGTCCAATGGAAGCGCCTTGTAAAAAAACAGCTCACCGCGCTGGGGAACGAAGAAAAAGCATACGACTCTGTTATCTCCACCCTGGCGGACATCCTTGAACAAAGGGATGCCGTATATAAGCAATACAGAGATGAGGGCTGTCAACCCGTCCGGGAATACACCAACAAAGGGGGCGCAACCAATATTACCAAGAACCCTCTTTTAGTGCTCTGGGACGATCTGAATAAATCCGCTTTGGCGTACTGGCGGGAGCTCGGTATGACGCCCAGCAGCTACAAAAAAATGACTGGAGACGGGCCGAAGAAGGAAAGGCCCAGAGGGCTGGAGCAAGCTCTTGCCAAAATCGAAGCCTAAAAACTGGGATGCTGTCCTAGAGTACGCCACATCGATACAAAACGGGACAAAAATCGCCTGTGAAGAGCTGAAGCAGGCGGTTGACAGATTCTTTCGGGATCTGGATAACCCAGACTATGAACTCAATCACAAGGACCCAGAGTTTTGCATCCAGGTCATTGAAAAGACCATCTGCCACCAACAGGGAGAAAAGCTGGATGGAACGCCGTTGCGGGGAACTCCATTCCTCTTGGAGCCGTTTCACAAGTTTATCATTTATAACCTGGTTGGGTTCAGGCTTAAAGGCACTAATATTTTACGATTCCACGAAGCACTCATTTATATTCCAAGAAAAAACATAAAGACATCGTTTGCCGCTGCACTGTCCTGGGCTTTATCCCTCCTGTTTCGAAGGTCAGGCTCTAAGATGTATATTGCATCCGCAGCCCTGATGCAATCGTTAGAGTCATTCAATTTCTTGAACTACAACGTAAAGCGGATGGGAGAGGATTCTCGGGATGGTGGGTCTGTGCGGGTCATAGACAACAATAACGAGCACAGCCTGTCGGCCACACTGGGAGACGGATCATTCTATATTCGGGCGCTGGCCGCTAACCCAGACAGTCAGGACTCATTAAACTGCAACATTGCTATCTGCGATGAGATCCACGCGTTTAAACAGCCGAAGCAGTACAACCTCTTCAAGGAGGCCATGAAGGCATATACCAACAAGCTCCTGATTGGAATTTCAACTGCCGGAGACAACGAACAGGCGTTTCTTGGGCAACGATTGAAATATTGCAGGAAGATCCTGAATGGAACTGTAAAGGATGAACAGTACTTCATTTTCATGTGCTGCGCCCCAGAGGGGGTAAAAGACGGGAGTGTAGATTATACAGACCCTAAAATCCACGAGATGGCAAATCCAGCTTATGGGGTGAGCATCCGGCCAGATGAGATCCTGAATGATTCGTTGCAGGCGCAGAATGACCCACAACAGAGGAAAGACTTTTTCGCAAAGTCGCTGAACGTTTACACAAATGCATTGGCCGCCTATTTTGATATCGATGAATTCCGCAAGAGCGACCGGCAGTACAGTTGGACGATGGAAGACTTGGCGAAACTCCCTATCACATGGTATGGAGGAGCAGACCTGTCAAAGCTTTACGACCTGACCGCAGCAGCACTCTATGGCACGCTGAAAGGATACCGAAGAAAAGATAACAAGACAGTTGATGTAGATATTATCATCCCACATGCGTGGTTCCCGGTGGTTGCCGCCCACAAAAAGGCTGATGAGGATGGGATACCCCTTTTCGGGTGGAAGGATGATGGATGGTTGGATCTATGCAACAGCCCAACAGTCAATCATGCCGATGTGATCAACTGGTTTATCGCCATGCGAAAAAAGGGGTTCAAAATCAAGCAGGTCGGACACGACCGAAAATTCTGCCGTGAGTATTTCCTGGGGATGAAGCAGGCAGGATTTAAAATTTTGGATCAGCCCCAATACTTCTATAAGAAATCAGAGGGCTTCCGGTACATTGAAGATCGGGCAAAAAATGGAGAACTTTATTATCTCCATTCGGAAGCATACGAATACTGCGTACAGAATGTGAGAGCGGTTGAAAAGACAGATGATATGATCCAGTACGACAAGGTACAACCAGAGCAAAGAATTGATATATTTGATGCCTCTGTGTTTGCCTGTATTCGGAAGCTGGAGGACATGGAGCGAAGAGACAGAGCGAAACGCTGGTTCGAGGAGGAATAACTGTTGAGCAGAAAAAAACGAAGCAACCACACGACGGCACGCGGACACCCCAATTCAGCGGTTAGCTTCCTGCTCTCGAATGACGCATACGACATGCTGTGCGTTTCGGGATATACCAGGTTGGCCGATAACCCAGAAATACAGATGGCAGCCGGGCGCATTGCTGACTTGATGGGCTCTATGACCATCCATCTTATGCAGAACACGGAAGACGGGGATGTACGGATAAAAAATGGCCTGTCCCGTAAGCTGGATATCAACCCGAGCGGAAACCTTACCAGATCCGCCTTTATCTCGACAGTAGTCCGGACACTCCTTATAGACGGAGATGGGAACTGTGTGGTTTATCCCAAATTTTCAAGGAGTGGGGATTTGATTGAGGATTTGGAGATCCTGCCTCCCTCCATGATCTCGTTTGTCCCAGATGGGAGAAGCTACTACATACGATATGGAGATCAAACTTTTAGGCCGGACGAAGTATTGCATTTTGCAATCAATCAAGACCCGGAGACTCCGTGGCTAGGCCATGGATACCGCGTAACGCTCAAAGACGTTGCCCATAACCTAAAGCAAGCGGCGGCAACCAAAAGAGGATTTATGGAGTCCAAATGGAAACCGTCTATTGTTGTAAAGGTCGATGGTCTGACGGATGAGTTTTCGAGCAAAGAAGGACGAAAAAAGCTGCTCGACAGTTACCTGGAGACCTCTGAAGCCGGCGAGCCCTGGATGATCCCGGCGGAAATGTTTGACGTAAAGGAGATCAAGCCACTCACACTGAATGACCTAGCGATCAACGACTCAGTCACAATAGACAAACGGACTGTAGCTGGGATTATTGGAGTCCCGCCATTTGTGGTTGGAGTCGGAAGCTACAACAGGGACGAATGGAATAACTTTGTTGACAGCAAGCTTATGCCTCTATCAAAAAGGATAGAGCAGGAACTGACACTTAAGCTCCTGTATTCCCCTGATCTTTATTTTCGATTCAATTCCCGGACGCTCCATGCCTACGACATGAAAGACATGGCAAGTATCGGGCAGGAATTGTATGTAAGGGGAATCATGACGGGGAACGAGGTCAGAGATTGGCTTGGCATGACTCCGCTGACTGGACTTGACGAGCTGGTCATCTTGGAAAACTACATCCCGCGAGGGATGATCGCGGATCAAGCTAAACTGAATGGAGGTGAGAACAGTGAATAGAGAAGATATGCAGACGAGGAGTATATCAGGTGCGTTCAAAACCAGGACGGAAGAGGGCGGAGATCTTTATATCGAGGGATATTTCTCCGTTTTTGACAGCAATTATGATTTATGGCCTGGGGCATCTGAGAGTGTGGCGCGCGGGGCGTTTTCCGATGCCCTGGAGGGGGATGTCAGGGCTCTTGTAGACCACGAGACGCGGCTTGTGCTAGGCAGGACTACGGCTAACACGCTAGAGCTGCGCGAGGATAACCATGGACTATGGGGCCGCATTAAAATCAACAGAGATGACAGCGATGCAATGAACCTGTACGCTCGTGTGCAAAGGGGAGATATTACTCAGTGCTCGTTTGGGTTCTCTATCCTTGATGAGGAAACAGAGAATCGAGAAGACGGAAGTGTCCACTGGACCATCCGAAAAGTAAAACTGTATGAAGTGAGCGTCTGCACTTTCCCGGCCTATGAAGATACCGGAGTGGTGGCGAGAAAGCGAGACTATGAGGACATCCAGAAGAGAAAGACTGAGGCATGGAGAAACGCATTGCTCAAAAGACTGAACCCAGGCCAAAGTCAACCGAATGAAACGGGAGGGAAATAACATGGCATTAAAAGCATTGGTCCTGAAGAAGAGACTCAACGAAAAGAAAGAACAACTGGAGGAGCTTAGAAGGGCGGCTGAACAGCTCCAAACCAGGGAAGCCGAACTGGAACAGTCTATCAATGAGGCCGAAACGGACGAGGAAAAGGCCGCGGTCGAGGAGGCGGTGGAACAGTTCGAGCAGGAAAAGGCCGAAAATGAAGCGGCCGCCGGAAAGCTGGAGGGCGAGATCAAAGGAATTGAAACCGAGATCGAGGAACTGGCCAGAAACGCACCTAAGCCCCAAAATCCAGAAAAACGAGAGGAGAATTTTGATATGGAAACCAGAACCTTTTTTGGCCTGGATGCACAGCGGCGCGATGCTTTCTTGGCCCGGCAGGATGTAAAGGACTTTCTGACAAGAGTGCGTGAGCTTGGGAAGCAGAACCGCTCTATTACCGGAGCGGAGCTGACCATCCCGGACGTTATGCTTGGCCTGATCCGCGAGAATATCAGCAAATACTCCAAGATGATCTCTCGCGTTAATCTGCGGAGCGTGCCCGGAACGGCTCGGCAGAACATCATGGGCACAGTCCCCGAAGCCGTCTGGACCGAGATGTGCGCCAAGCTGAACGAGCTGGAGCTTTCCTTCAACCAGATTGAGGTGGACGGCTACAAGGTCGGCGGCTTTATCGCAATTTGCAATGCGACCCTGGAGGACTCCGACCTCTCTCTGGCGAGTGAGATCATGGAGGCGCTTGGTCAGGCAATCGGCTATGCGCTGGACAAAGCTATCCTTTACGGGACGGGAAAGAAGATGCCGATCGGCGTAGTGACCCGGCTGGCTCAGGCCACAGAGCCTGACGACTGGGGTGCAAATGCTCCGGATTGGAAAGATGTCCACACCAGCAATATCGTCAAGCTGACTGCGGCCACTGGCGCTGATCTCTATAAGTCCATCATCCTGACCGCAGGTGTCGCCCGGTCTACTTATGCCAGAGGCAGCTTGACTTGGGTCATGAACGAGACCACAAAGGCAAAGCTTACTGCGGAGGCTCTGGTCATCAATGCGGCGGGTGCTATCGTCTCCGGTCAAGGGAATACCATGCCGGTCCTGGGTGGTGACATTGTCACCTTGGACTTTGTCCCTGATAACGATGTGATCTTCGGCTATTTTGACCTGTATCTCCTGGCCCAGCGCGCCGGAACCACCCTGGCTCAGAGTGAGCATGTGCGTTTTATCGAGGACCAGACTGTGTTTAAGGGTACGGCCCGCTATGATGGTATGCCCGTGTTTGGTGAGGCTTTTGGCGTCCTGAATATCAATAACACCGCCCCTACCACAAGTGTGACCTTCCCGCCTGACAGCGCAAACCCTTAACAGCGTCCCTGGCTACGCTGGGGCTTGGGACGCTGACTCTGACGCCGACCTTTGATCCCGGTGTGACAGAGTATAGCACCAGCACCACAAATCAGAGCAATACGGTCACCGCGACTGGGGCGAATGGCTCCACCGTCTCCATTACGGTCAATGGAGCGCCGCACAAAAATGGGGCATCAGCTACTTGGGAAGAGGGACCTAACACTGTCAAAGTGACAGCGAAAAACAACACCGGAGAAAAGGTCTACACTGTAACTGTGACAAAGACGGGGGCTTGATATGGGCTGCGCATTTTATGAGGCCCAGGCGCTGGAAATCCTGAAAATAGATCTTCAACGCCTGGGCCCGCTGCCCGGCGACAGCACATATCTCTTGTCCCTCCTCAGGGCGGCAAAATCAAACCTGGGTAGGCAGGGGGTTGAGGAGAGCGGAGACGAAGACTATTTGCAGCTTGTGGTAGGGACCGCTGCCTGGATGTACCGGAAGCGGATCAACGGGGAGTCTGAGCCCATCTACCTGAAAAGGATGCGTCACGATCTGCTCATATCTCAGAAAATGAGGGGTGAGGAAAATGCTCCATGACTCCGGGATCGTGACTATCTACAGGGTATCCGTGGATGAGAATGGCCCGCCGCCCAAAGTGGAAAAGCTCGTGAAGAGATCTACTCATTATTTTGGAGAAATGACAGTCGGAATCCAGAGGTATTATGAAGCGGCAAAGGTGGGCCAGCAAATCGACCTCCTTATCGAGATATGGAGAGACCCAAACATTAAAACTCGGGATATTGCCCAAATAGAAGACCGATTTTATTTCATTCGGCAAATCACCCCAACAAAAGATGAAGATGGGATTTTGGTCACGCGGCTCTCACTTGAGGAGGATGACTCCGGGACCTGGAGTGCAAAGCTATGAGTATAAAACCAGATCAACTCGTTTCCGTTATCATGGGCACTCTTTCGGATTATGAAGATGAGATCTCGGAGGGCGTCAAAAAGGACATCGAAAAGGCCGGGAAGGAAGCCCTGAAAGAAGTAAAAGCAAGGTCTCCTCAGAAGACTGGGCGGTACAAGAAAGGATGGAGGATGGGAAAGAGAAGAAATGGAACATCCTCAAAAAGCAGCGGGGTCGTGATCTACAATAAAACGGATTACCAGCTGACACATCTCCTTGAACACGGCCATCAGAAAGCGAACGGAGGAAGGGTAGAAGGGAAACCACACATCAGGCCGGCCGAAAAAGCGGCTGAAAAGATGTTAGTCAGGGATATCACAAACACGATAAGGGGGGCCTCGGTCTGATGAATTATCAAGAGCTGGATGAAATTCTGAAAGAGACTGGGGTCCCCTTTACATTCCACCACTGGGAGAATCCTGGTCCACCGCCCTACGGGGTATATCTTGATGATTACACAGAAAACTTTGCTGCGGATAACATCTCCTATTTTGAGATATCTCACTGCAATGTGGAGCTCTACACAAGGCAAAGGGACCCTGAGATTGAGAAGAAAATTGAAAAAACGCTGAATAAGCACGAGATATACTGGGACAGAATGTGTTCCTATATCGAGAGCGAAAGCCTGTATCAGACAACATACGAAATTGAGGTGTAATTATGGCATCCAACAAGGTTAAATTTGGACTGAAAAATGTCCACTATGCGCTCCTGACTGACGGTGATGGCACCATCACATATGAAACACCGGTCCCCATTCCCGGCGCGGTGAGCATGTCACTTGCCCCCCAGGGTGAAACAAATACATTCTATGCGGATAATATCGCCTATTATGTATCGACAGCCAACACCGGGTATCAGGGGGACTTGGAGATCGCGGTTATTCCAGATTCTTTCCGCAAGGACGTGTTGGGAGAAACAGAGGACGAAACCTCCAAAGTCCTGATTGAGAACGCAAGCGCGGAGGCAAAGCCCTTTGCTCTGCTCTATCAGTTTGAAGGAGACCAGAAAGCCAGCCTGCGGGTCCTGTACAACTGCTCTGCCGCCCGCCCCAATGAGGACGGGTCTACGATCAGCGAGACAAAGACCCCAAGCACGGAAACGCTGTCCATCACCGCTTCCCCGCTGGCGGATGGAAAAGTCAAGGCAAAGACCACAGACACCACGACTGAAACTGTGATCCAGAATTGGTTCAAGTCTGTCTGGCAGCCTAGTGTTGGGGTGTAAGGATGGAAACTGAAATTCTGATCGATGGGAAAAAGGTCAAGTTTCGGGCTACTGCCGCAGTCCCCCGGCTGTACCGCATCAAATTCAGGCGGGATATCATTCAGGACATGGCAACTGTGAAAAAAGCTCTAGAAAGTAAAGAAAAAGGGGCGTCAAGCCTTCCTCTGGAGGCACTTGATTTGTTTGAGAATATGGCTTACATCATGGCAAAACATGCGGACAAAGATAAAGTTCCAGAGTCTCCAAACGAATGGTTAGAGGAATTTAGTGCATTTTCAATTTATAAAATTTTTCCGGTACTTTTGGCCCTTTGGGATGGAAATATAGAAACAATCGAAACTGTCAAAAAAAAACTAGATCTATTGACAGAAAAATGACCACCCCTCTGCTTATGCTAAGAGCCGTCCAGCTTGGAATTCCAGTGCGAGATATGGAACTGCTCACCATAGGAATGATTTATGATATGTACGCCGAAGCGGAAAACGACAAGATAGATTATCCGATTATAGCAACACAAGCCGACTTCGACAATTTTTAAGGGTGAACGAAATGGCAAGTAGTAGCAGAGTTAAAGGAATTACAATCGAGATAGCTGGAGACACCACAAAGCTCGGGAAAGCATTGAATAATGTTGATCGTAGCATATATAAAGTCTCTAACGACTTGAAAGAAGTCGACCGTTTGTTGAAACTTGACCCAACAAACGTAGACCTTCTGGCGCAAAAAGGACGGCTATTAGCAGAAAAAGCCGAATTATCGGCGGACCGCCTGAAGCTTTTAGAGTCTGCGTCTAAGCAACTAGACGGAACTTTAAGTGGAACAAAATTAGAAGATTTCAATTTAGAGCTCGATCTGACAAAGGCAAAGGCAGAATCGGCAGCTAAGGCATTAGAGGACTTCGACCCAAGTTTAGGAAAGTTGGAAGATTCAGCGGATGACCTATCTAATAATCTGGATGAGCTAAATAGTTCTGCATCTGGAGTGGGGGACGGATTTACTGTAGTTAATGGAATCGCCGCAGACTTAGCATCAGGCGGGATAAAATTCCTTGCAGATAAAGCTCTGGAGCTCGTTGGAGCGCTCTTTTCTCTAGATGAAACAACAGAACAATACCGGGAATCTATTGGAAAACTAAATACTGCTTTTGAATCTGCTGGATATAGTGCAGACCTTGCAAAAGAAGCGTATCTAGGATTTTATGAAATTTTAGGAGATATTGACCAGGCCACAGAGGCTTCTCAACTCCTCTCGCAGCTTGCAACAGGCTCAGAGGATGTAAGCAAATGGGTAAAAATCGCTGCTGGAGTTTATGGAGCGTTTGGAGATTCAATACCGATTGAGAGCCTAATTGAAGCTGCAAATGAAACTTCCAAAACCGGAAAGGTAACTGGAGTCTTGGCTGATGCCCTTAACTGGGTCGGATTAAGTGAGGAAAGCGTCAATAGTCAGCTTGAAGAATTGGCTAATTCAACAGAGAGGGCTAGATATTTGATGGACCTTCTCACCCAACAGTATGAAGGTGCCGCAGACATTTTCTACGAAAACAATGAGGCACTAATTGAAATGAGAAGGTCACAAGATGAGCTAAATGAAAGTTTGAGCCCATTAGGTGAATCTGTCGGGAAACTAAAAAGCCAGTTATTTGATACATTTGGACCGCTCTTTATTGACCTTGTAGATGCCGCTACATTTGCTCTTGAGGGACTTCAATGGATTGTCACAGGAATTGCAGATGGACTGGATTGGCTCGGAGATAGAGTGTTGGATGTAATCGGCTTTTTCGGAGACCTGCTCGGGATAAGCAATCGAACAAGCAATGTATCACTTCCAGAGAGCGGGACAAGAACAGACCGAGCATCAAGAGTAATGCAGATAACCGATGTAATGGAAATACCTGCGCTTGCCAGCGGCGGTGTAGCTAAAAAGAACAGCCCGTTTTTAGCTGTGGTGGGAGACAATACACAAGAGGACGAGATCATTGCTCCCTATTCTACGGTCAAACGGGCGGCAACACAGGGAATCTTGGAAAGCGGCGTGCTCAATAGCCAGAGAGGGCCGAAGACGGCGGTCATGGCGCTGGATGGCCGGACCTTTGCCAGATTGGAGACTCCCTATATCCTGGAGGAGTTCAACAGGATCGGCGTAAAATTCCAAAAGTAAGGAGTGAGCCTATGGCGCAGCTCATGTGGGTGGTCATGGATGGAATGACCTATAAAGTGCGGGTTAAATCAAATGAGCCGTTTGAAGAGTCGTTCCGGATAGAGGATGGCGAAAATAACATGATCCTGCTCAACGGAGAGGAAAGCCGGGATGTCCTCGGGACCTACTACGACCATACCCTATCCATTGAACCGGACCCCCGGTATCTGTCTGATTATGACAGCTTCTACGAAGCGATAAGCGCACCGGTAGACTACCATACGATCACTATGCCGCATGGTCAGACGGATATGTCCTATAAGGCAAAAGTAGTAAGTGGGTCCCATAAGCTGAGGGGAAAAATCAATGGGAAGAGATACTATTATGGGCTCCAGGTCCAATTCCAGCCCCTTGCCCCTCAGCGTGAGCCGAGCTGAGGTGGACTATGGCACGCAACAAGATAGTTTATCGGGGAACCACCTATGACCGGCTTGCGGCTGGGACCGTATATCTCTCCAAATCTCTGCTAGGGGATGAGCTGGAACCAAATACGCTCTCCGTTACAGTGGAAACAGAAAGCAAGGCACTTTTAAGCTTTGAGATAGATGATCCAGTCACCTATTTTTATCAGGACAACAAGAGAGGGACATTTTACCTGCAAAACGTTACTCAGGTCGCATGGAACAAGTATGACCTTTACGCCACCAGCGCGATAGGGCTCCTGCTGAAGCGGGTACACCGGGGCGGAATATACAGCGGGACATCTGCTGAAAGTCTCCTGTCCAGTATATGTGGGCCCATTCCCTTTCGGATGCAGACAAGATTCTCAAGCTCGAAGCTTTACGGCTGGCTCCCGTATGTAAAGCCGCCGGCCAGTTCGGCGCGAGACAATTTTATGAAGGTGCTTTTCGCGCTTGGAGCAACGGTAACTGAGGACCTTGATGGGGCACTCAAAATAGAGGAGCTGTGGGACGGCGTATCTGGAGATGCGCAAAAAAACAGAATGGGCCAGGGGGCCTCTGTGATCCGCGAGGGAAAGGTCACCAGCGTATCGCTGATCGAGCATCAATGGGTACAAGGAGGAGATCAAACAGATCTTTTTGAAGGGACCGCTGCACAAGGTACAGAAATCGTGTTCGATGAGCCGATGTACAACTTGACGGCCAGCGGATTTTCCATCCTGGAGCGGGGAGCAAATTATGCAAAGCTTTCTGCCGGATCTGGAACCTTAAGGGGGACCGCATATGTCCACAATACGCGGCTGATTGAGACAAAAATATTAAACTCTTCGACCGAAAATGTAATTTCCGTGGAAGACCAGACGCTCATCTCTCTTGTAAATTCGTCCGGAGCGGCCAAAAGACTCGCAAACTACTACAAATGCCTCGAAACAATAGACGCACCCCTTGTCTACAATTTGGAGAACCCTGGGGAGCTTCTGACAACGTATCACCCATTTGACAAGACAAATGTGAGCGCATGCATCAAAACAGAAGAAATTACAATGTCCAACAAGCTAAAGTCTCAGTCCACGCTTCTAGTCGGATTTACCCCCATCAGGCAGGAAGGGAGTGAATCTTACGAATATCATGTGGTTTTGACCGGAAGCGGGACCTTTACCTTCCCGGAAGGAACTACCTCAGCAAGAGCTGTATTGATTGGCGCGGGTGGTGCTGGTTTTGATGGGAGCCCGGGTGGAGATTCGACCGAGACCTGGGAAGACGAAGAGATCAAGACGACCAGGATCAACCTGACTGCCCCCACCACCTCGGCAAGCGACTCCAGCAATGTGAGCAACAGAGGAGCGGGAACGCCCGGGAACGGAGGAGCAGGAGGTGCCGCCGGAACACCGGGAAAGGTGTATGAGGTGACATTCAGCCCAAGTAGTGGGTCCAGGATATCGTATGCGTGTGGAGTCAAAGGCACTTCAAATGGAGCCCTCGGTGGAGCAACTACTTTCGGAAGTTATTCATCGAACAGTGGCAGCACGAGCTCTGCTGGCTATACGGACATCATAACCGGAATCACATACGCTAAGAGCGGTGACAGCGGAGCAGACGGCGGAAAAGGCGGTTCGGGTGCTGATGGCGAGAGTGTTGGCGACGTGTCAGGAGGAAAACAGGAACCTTCTGGCTCGGCAACCAGAAGCGATTCTGATACACAACGTGCTTCAAGTTCAAATATGTATATGGACATTGACGCGACCGCAAATTTCTCCCTGGGAGCCGCCGGCGGAGGCGGGGCTGGAGGAAACTCCGGCAGCAATTCTGGAACTCCTGGGGGTGATGCAGAAGTCGGAAGTGTGCGCTTAAGCATCACAACAGGATACATAAACGCATTTGTGTACCCAAACAAGGGTGGAACGGGTGGAGACGGTGCGGATGGGGCTGATGCATCCGTCTATGGATGCTCTGGTTCTGGTGCCGGAGGAGGCGGCGGGGCCGGAGGGGATAGCTCTGCATCTTCAAATGTCTCAGCGCAGTATTACGTCTATAACATCACGACTCAAACTAGAACTGATTTCAGTATCAACAATAATGCTGGCGGTGCCGCTGTTAGAAAAGGCGGAGCCGGTGGCAAAGGTGGAGCTGGCGCGGACGGCTGCATCATCCTGTATTACGGCGTTACGACTCCGGTCCAGGACGGCCAGCTCAAGGACAAAAACGGCCTGATGCTGCTGGACAAGTACGGCAGACGGCTCATTGTATAGGAGGGTAGACATGGCAACGATAGACGAACTGGATGCCCAGGTGGCACAGCTCAGGGCGGAAGTGGAGCAGCTGCGGGGGCAGATCGCCAGTGCGGGAGTCAATGCTCTGGCTGCGGCTCCCTCTGGCTATTACATGCTCAAATACAGCGGCGAAGAGATAGACACGAAACTAGGCAAGATTTGATGGAGGTGATCGCTGTGCTCTATATGCAGGACTGGCATATTTGTGTCCCGGCAGATTTTTCGCTGGGGTTTGAGGGGGACAACAATGCCGTTACCCTGGAGATCAGCACAGATCTGCCGGAAGGCTGGGACCTGAAGGTCGATGTGGCAAAAGATGGAGAGAAAAACATCATCCAGCTCAACCGCAGAGATAACGTCTACTATGCACTCCTCACCTCCTCCATGCTGGCGGATGATGGGGTCTACGAGATGCAGGTGCGGGGGACATTGGGAGATCAGGTCCGGCACAGCAATATTTTCCTATCCCATGTGCATAACTCCATCAACGCCACAGACGCCTTCCCCCCTCCCCTGCCCTCTGAATTTGAGCAAATGGAGGACAGGCTCACCAGCATCAACAATAATCCGCCCCAGCCCGGCGAGAATGGATACTGGCTGGTCTGGGACCCTGATGACATGGAGTACAAGGAGTCTGATATCCCTCTCCCCGCGGAAGGTGGGACTGTTGGGATTACAGATTACAATAAGCTCAAAAACAGGCCCAGCATCAACGGCGTAGAACTGATCGGAAATAAAACATCAGACGAGCTCAAAATACCGGCAGGAGAAAAGGGCGAGAAGGGCGACCCCGGTCCAGAGGGGCCGGCTGGACCAAAGGGGGACCCGGGACCGACCGGACCGCAAGGCCCAGAGGGGCCAGTTGGCCTACAAGGGCCGAAGGGAGATACCGGCGAACAAGGCCCGGCCGGCGAGCAGGGACCTCCGGGAGAGCGTGGACCGGAAGGCCCCCAGGGTCCGAAAGGCGACCAGGGCGAGCAGGGAAAGCAAGGACCTAAAGGAGACCAGGGAGAACCCGGCCCGCAGGGACCCGCCGGAATAGACGGGACCTCATTTGTAGTGAGAGACCGCTTTGATACCCTGGAGGAACTGAAATCCGCCCACCCCATTGGTGAGCCTGGGGATGCTTATGCCGTGGGCTCGGAAGATGACAACACGATCTACATCTGGTCGGAAGACCTGATGAACTGGAAGAGCATCGGCAAGCTCCAGGGGCCAGCGGGACCGCAGGGCCCGAAGGGAGAGCAAGGACCAAAGGGAGAGCCCGGGGAACAAGGAGAGATCGGCCCGAAAGGCGATACAGGCCCCGCCGGTCCGCAGGGCGAGCAGGGTCCTAAAGGCGATAAGGGAGAGCCTGGGGAGACAGGTCCAAAAGGAGATGTGGGCCCAGAGGGGCCGCGAGGCCAGCAAGGCATCCAGGGCCCTCCCGGTGAGAAGGGAGACACTGGCGACCAGGGTCCAAAGGGAGATCAAGGAGAGCAAGGACCTGAAGGGCCTGCTGGAGCTCAGGGGCCCATTGGGCCAGAAGGTCCCAGAGGGGAACAGGGCCCACAAGGGGAGCCCGGTCCGAAAGCAGAGCCGTTTTCGGTGACCCTTACGGGATCTGGATGGGCTGAAAACGAGCAAACGGTGAGCCACGATAAGATTTTAACGGGTGCTTATTCCTACATCGTATGTCCGGCTGAAGGATCATATATGGCTTATGCCACAGCTATTGTGAGGGCAAAGGATGTGGGCACAAACGGACAAATGACCTTTGTGTGTACGGAGACACCCGAAGCGGACCTTGTGGTAAATATCCTTAGAGTGGAGGCGCAAGATGGTATTTAACATGGTGGGCGGCGCAGGCGGTGGTATCAAGCTGGAGAGCATTGCCATCACGACACCGCCTGACAATATCACATATCTCCCCGGAGAGGTCTTTGACCCTGCGGGGATGGTGGTCACGGCGTCGTACTCCAACGGGGCCACCCTGACGGCTACCGGCTGGACCTACTCCCCCAGCGGAGCACTGCCGGAGGGGACGAGTGAGGTGGAGATCATCTACACCGAGGCTGGGGTAACAAAGACCGCTGTGCAGGCCATCACTGTGGAGCGTGGGACCATCTCTGTGCCCACGGTATCTGGGAGCCTTACATACAATGGACAAGCCCAGAGCCCTACCCTGACGGGATACGATGCAGACAAGATGGTCCTATCCGGCGACACGTCCGGCACGAATGCTGGGAGCTATACGGCGGTGGTCACCCCAACAGAGCAGTACAAGTGGGCGGACGGAAGCACGGAGGCGAAGGATATCCAGTGGTCTATTGCTAAGGCCACCCCCAGCATCACGTTTGACCCGGCATCTGTGAGCCTGGATACCTCCACCACATCTCAGGCGGTGGCTGTCACCTACACGGGGGACGGCACTCTGTCCGCACAGTCTGATAACTCCGGCGTAGCTACAGCATCCCTGGAGGGGACAACCCTGACAGTAACAGGTGTGGAGACCGGCAACACGGCCATCCAGGTATCGGCCAGCGAGGGGACAAACTACACGGCGGCCAGCGCCTCTCTGAGCGTGGCGGTGCAGTTTGCGATTATCATTCCGGTGGTTCCAACACAGAGCGGAAGCCTGACATACAAACCATATACGTTGCAAACAGTATCATGGAACAACTACGACCCGGATCAGCTGACCATTGGAGGGAGTGTCAAAGGCACCAATGCAGGGACTTACACCGCAACATTTACTCCTAAGCCCGGCTACCAGTGGTGGGATGGGACTACGGAGACGAAAAACGCGACGTGGACGATTAGGCAGGCGAACAACTCCGCTACTTTTTACCCAGATGGTACCCAAACACTAAATGCAAATAAAAGGTCTGTTACCATTACTGTGACACCCCAATATGGAGAAATCAGCGCAAGCTGGATGGACCCAGACTATTCTCAATATGCTGATATTTCGGTAGACAACAGTTCGGCTGTTAGTGACGGATACTGCTACATCACAGTATCGGCAAAAAAGCAGGTTCCAGCGGAAATAGGCAAGATTGGTTATTATGTAGAAACCGAAGGATCTACTAATTATGTCACAGTAAATTATGGAAAGTACGTTAAAATCGAATCCCTCACCTCCGTCTTCGGCGTCTCCTGGGACAGCTCCCAACCATCCACCGCCCTGACCCGTCTGACCAAAGCCAACGATCCCAACAAGCTGGTCACTGTTGACATCACAACCGAGCCAGTACCCGCAGTTGGGACAGGCTCAGGCTCCTCACCATTCGATAACTATATGCCGTGGATGGGGATGGAGGAGTACAACATCATTAATACTTCTGGAAAAGTTTTAAACAAGAAAGGCGAATCTGGATTTACAAGGACAAACATTAGTGTGCCCGTAATGGTAAAAATCCCAGAGTTTTACTACAAAATCGAAAAGAGCGGAAGCATCTTCCGATATTACGTTGCGGATGGGCCAGTAGACGGACTTTCTTTGCATCCGGGGAGCGGTGATAATTATTTGGCGAGGTATGAGGCCGGTGAAGCATCGTCAGGTACACTGGGGTTTATTCTTGCCAGCTATTCCGGTACGACCCCGAGTGTGAGCAAAACAAGAAGCACATTCCGGGATTACGCCAGAAACATGGCCTCCGGCTTCCAGCTCCGTGACATCGCCGCATGGTGCGCTTATGATTTGTTGTATCTGGTCGAATACGCCGATTGGGAGGGTCAAAAGAAGATAGCTCAGGGCCTCGTCAACAACCCATCAGTCAACAAAACTGGATTGACCGACGCCATGGTCTACCACACCGGAAGAGCAAACTCGAGTGATAATAGTGCGGTGCAGTACCGTTGGATTGAGAACCCGTGGGGGAATGTTCGGGAGTGGGTAGATGGAATCAACTTCCAAAACCGGACTGCTTATATCTGCACCGATCCTACCAAGTATGCTGACGACACCACCGCCAACTATACCTCCACCGGTGTCACTCTCAGCTCCACCACTGGCTGGATCAAAGGCTTGGGCCTATCCACCGATTTTCCGTGGGCCTATCTACCTAATGAGCCCGGAGGTAGTTCGACTACCTACATCCCGGACTATATGTACTCCGGCGGCGGCTGGCGTGTGCTTAATGTCGGAGGTTCCTATAGTAAGCGCTTGAATGGCGGTCAGTTTTACTTCGACGCGAGTAACACGTCATCGGACAAGAACTCCGACCTCGGCGCCCGTCTCCAGTTCCGGGAGGTGAAATCATGAGAGTAAGAGGCGATAACGACCCCGGCACGTTCTCCATTGAGGCCATGCCCAATAAACCCGGATGGTGTCTGGTGCGGTTCTATGAGAATGTCGAAGAATACCATGAGCAGTTGGACGAGACCACCATCACGGGCTGGGAGTATGACGAATATCACCTGGAACAGCCCACCATCTCCCGGGAGGATATCGAGGGCAACCTTGAGGTCTATCTGAGAGCGGCGAAAGAGGCCGAGGTCACCCCAGAGAGCCGCCTGGAGGATGTGGAGCAAAACAAGGCAGACAAGCAGGAGGTCGCCGCAGTATGGGACAGCATGGCGGCGGCGTACCAGGAAGGGGTGCAGAGCGCATGACAACCAAAGATTTGGTCCTCAGCATAATGAGGTCCCAGGGTGCGGCAGACGCCCTTGACCTGCGAAGCCGGGCCTCCGATCTTGACGGCACAGCAATCATTGCCGAGGAGAGCAAGACCCCCGTATTTGACCCGGAAAAGGACTACTCAGGATGGCCCATCGGGGCCCCGGTGAGGGACGGTGAGCAGCTGTATAAGCTCCTCCAGCCCTACAACGCCTCCACATGGCCTGACCAGAGGCCGGCGGACCTCCCTGCCCTGTGGTCTATCTGCCACACCAAAGACCCCTCCAAGGCAAAAGAGTGGCTGGCACCCAACGGCACCAGTGGCATGTACATGTCTGGGGAGTGCTGCGTGGATGGCGGCGTAGTATATCGCTGCCTGACGGACAACACCGTACATAGTCCAACAGATTACCCGCAGGCGTGGGAAAGGGTATAAAAAATCCCCCCCTGTACGGATAGGAATACAGGGGGGAAACATCCGATTGTCGAAAAAAGGGGGTAACCTTTTCAGAGTTGGTCGGATGTGGCGTTATTATAGCACATCAAAATAGGGCCTGCAAGAGGAGAGCAAAAATTTTGTCGAAATGGAGATACTTACCTGATGGACGATAAATGCTTGATTGACCCACAGAGGGATTGCCTTGGACTCCAAAAGGCAAACATGCTGGAGCGGCAGATGGAGAAAATGCAGGAGCAGGCAAGAGATACCCACAATAAGCTGTTTGACCGAATAAGAGACCTGGAAAAAGCGGAAGCAGCCAGGAACGAGCAGTACGAGAACATCATGGGGAAACTGGACAAGTTGATCGCTTGGCAGGAGGCAGAACAAGCGGCCCCAAAGAAGAGATGGGATTCCATCAAGGATAAGGCCGTCTGGGCTGTATTGGCCGCAGTGATTGCTTTCCTGCTGGGAAGGATCGGCCTATGAGCACGCAGATGATCCTGGCCGTTGTATCGGCGTTCTCGCTGGCCTGCGTGTTCTGTCTGGGGCTGTGGTGGCTGTCCACCCACCGGTCCAAAAGGGGCCGCACAGAGACCATGAAGGCCACCGTCTGGCTGTGCCTGTGCAATGGCTGCGCTTGGGTGTGGTGCTCCTATCTGCTGGCCTATCTGGGCCGTGAGCAGATCGCAGAACAGCTATCTGGGAAAGCCGTCACAGAGATCATTGCCGTGATCCTGGCTTACGCCATCAAATCACTGGTGGAGAATCTGAGCAAGAATAATAATTGGCCCGATAAGGCCAGAAAGGATGAAACGACCCATGAATGAACTGACCAACTATCTGCCCATGCTGCTGGCCCTGGTGCTGGCGCTGACCCTGGTGACCAACATCATCGTACAGGTGCTCAAGAGCCTGCTGTACGATATGCTCCCCACCAACCTGCTGGCCTTCCTGGTGGCCGCGGTAGTGACGGTGGGGGCGGGCTTCGGCCTGTGGTCCTATTACCGCTTTGCCATCACCGGCTGGATGATCGTGGCGCTGATCGCCCTCATCTTCCTGGTAGCCTTCTCCGCAATGTTCGGTTATGACAAACTGGTGCAGCTGATGGAGCAGGCGGAGTGGATCAAGGCACAGAAGTGAGGAGGCGCACTATGGCAACCGCTGAAAAGATATTGGAGATCGCCCGGTCGCAGATCGGGACTAGAGAATCCCCGGCCAACAGTGACAACGTGAAGTATAACACCGTCTACTATGGGCGGGAGGTGTCCGGAAAATACCCCTGGTGCGCCGTGTTCGTCTGGTGGGTGTTCCGGGAGGCCGGGGCTCCCGAGTTGTACTACGGCGGCGGAGAGACCGCCTACTGTCCCACGCTGATGTCCTTCCACAAGAAGCAGAAGGTGACTGACTACCGGCCAGGAGACATCGTGTTCTTCAACTTCTCCGGCAGAAGCTCCGCCGGACATGTTGGCATCTGCGAGAGCTGGGACGGGACCTACATCACCACCATTGATGGCAACACCGGAAGCGCCAGTGAGGACAACGGAGGGGCGGTACTGCGCCGCCGGAGACACAAGAAATTCATTGTGGGGGCATATCGCCCCGAATATCAGGAGGATGATGATATGACTCAGGATCAGTTTAACAGCTTTATGGACAACTATTTGAAAGCGAAAGCGAAGGAACCGGCCAGCGACTGGGCAAAGCCGTTTATTGATACGGCAATCGATGTCGGAGCTATGACCGATGTGGGCGGGACGATCGAGCGGCCCAAGTCGTGGATGACCCGTGAAGAGCTGTCCGTGGTGGTTGCAGCGCTGGCAAGGAAGGGATAAAGAAAGGACGTGGAGCATGGGCGGAAAAGTGAAGCTTCCTCCAGAATTGGCTGACCTTTTACGCTCTGATCTGGAACGTGCAATTTACGAGGCGGCCCTGCACCGGGACGATGATTTGATTGCCAGACGCTGTATTATTGAAAAATCAGCACAAGTCGATGTTGCGGCTGAGTTGGGCTGGGATAGGTCAACAGTGTCTCACCACCTTTCGTACATAATGGATGAAGTGAAGCGGTCCGCAAGTAGAATTGCACAAAAAGAAGGAGTCGGGAATTGACCCGGCTCCTTTTTATTGGTATAATTCGGCTGTGGAAACCCACCGTCTACTGTCGAGTTTTATCCGCCTTTGTAGATGGTGTGCGGTTAAAAAAGACGGTTGCCTGACCATCCCGCGAGAGCGGAAAGGAAGGCGAAATATGTAGCCTCGCGGGAAATAATTCCTCGGGAGGTGATACATATTACTTTGACTTTCACCTTTGCAGTTTTGGGTGCCATTGGCTCCATTGCAAGCATTGTGTCCCTCGTGCTCTATGTGCACGATAGAAAGAAGAAGTGAGCCGTCTGCTGCAACAGAACGGCTCATGGATGTTTGAGGGCTAAGCCCTCGGCCCTGTAAGTCTTATGTATGTGGCAACCGTCTGGGTTTCCACACTTTTATTATACCCCAAAGAAAACGAATGTCAACTATGCAGAGTAACGAAGTTACGTCGTTACGTATTTCACATAAATCCCACATAACTCCCACACAACTCCCGCATGGATGCCACCCATGCGGGCTTATTTTATGCGACAATATATCCATGGAGGACGTGGGGAACAAGGGCTGTACACGTCGCAGTCCTCCTCACGGACTCCATTATTTTTATACAAAGGACGTGTGATATATGACTCCGGTAGAAAGGCTGGTGGCCGCCGGCATCCGACCGGACTGTGCCGCCGAGAGTGTGATGTGGTATCAGGCCCAGGGGGATGACTATGGGCTCCAAAAATACTTGGATGAAATAGAAGCGAGGAAGGAGGCGCTGGACAATGGCCGGATTTCCTAATTATACATACCCCGCTTATGGCGGATACAACCCAGTAACTCCGTTTGCGCCTGCTCCACAGATCTACCAGCCTATGCAGCAGCCCTCTCCGCAACCCGTACAGGCCGCACAGACGGTTGGGAATACAAACACACAGCCTAACTTTTTCTGCCGTCCTGTGGCCTCCCGAGAGGAGGCGCTTGGGGTCCCGGTAGACTTTATGGGTGCTCCAATGTTCTTCCCGGACCTTGCCCATAATGTGGTCTACATGAAACGATTCAATACCAACAGCGGTGCAGCTGATGTGTTCGAGTTTAAGCTCGATGTACCCAGAGAAAAACAGCAACAAGCCCCTGCGCAGGTGGCGGCCTTTGCTCCACTGGACGAGTTTATAGACATGAAGGACACAGTGCAAAACCTAAAAGATGAGGTGGACAGACTGAAAAAGCCCGCTGGAAAGGCAGTGAAAAAGAATGATGCCTCCGATGAATAATCCCATGATGGCTATGCTCCAGATGGCACGGAACGGCGGAAATCCCATGCAAATGCTCCAGCAAATGGCTGGGCAGAACCCACAGGCCGCCCAGGCTATGCGGCTCATCCAGGGGAAAAACCCGCAGCAGCTCCGCCAAACTGCGGAGAACATGGCAAAGCAGAGAGGGACCTCAGTTGAGGAGATCGCAAGACAGCTTGGGATTCCGATGAAATAAAATAGCGCACTCTTTATCAGTTTTCGGGTCTTGATAAAAACCGCTCTTTGGAAACATCCGGGGAGCGTACGGCCCCGATGTAATAACTGATAAAGGAGTATATACAATGGATAACGATTTTGCGACTGGCTATGCGCTGGGCAGCGATTCCAACGGCGGAAACTGTAACAACGGCGGCTTCTGGGGCGGTGACGGCTGGTGGGCTATCATCATCTTCGCCATGATTTTTGGCTGGGGCCGCGGCGGCTTCGGTGGTTTCGGCGGTGGCGGTGCCAGCACCGATCCCGGCCTCGAGGGCCTAGCCACCCGCGCCGATGTGAACGAGGCCATTGCGTTCAATGGCGTTGAGCGCGGCATCTCTGCTATCCAGCAGGGCATCTGTGACAGCACCTATGCGCTGAATAACAGCATCACCAGCGGCTTCAACAACACCAATGTGGCACTTCTCCAGGGCTTCAACGGCGTCCAGTCTCAGATGTGCAACATGGCCGCTCAGGCACAGGACTGCTGCTGCCAGACCCAGCGCGCTATCGACGGCGTGAACTACAACATGGCGACCAACACCTGCGCCATCCAGAATACCATCCAGAATAGCACACGAGATATCATTGACAGCCAGAACGCTGGTACTCGTGAAATCCTGAATTTCTTGACTCAGGATAAGATCGCCTCCCTCCAGTCTGAGAATCAGGCGTTGAAGTTCCAGGCCAGCCAGACCGCACAGAACTCTTATCTTGCTGCCATGTCTGACGCTCAGACCTCTGAGCTGATTCGGCGCATCAACCCCATGCCCGTGCCTGCTTACCAGGTGCCCGCCCCCTATCCCTATTGCGGGGCCTACAACAACGGCTGCGGTTGTGGCTGCTAAACTGGTCGAAATCGACCACTTTAAATTTCCGGCTCTGCCGTGACTATTTCGGGGCGGCGGGCTAAATGTCTGCCGCCCCTGATTTCTGGAGGTATTTTATGTCTTGTAAGCCTGTTTGCCGTCTGTGCGACAACCTGGTGCTAAGCCAGGCGGTCACCTTTACTGGAGGGAATCTTGAAATCAATCTGCCTGCCGGCGCCTACAACAACGGCGGAAAGTATTGCATTGTGGTATCTCAGTCCATCCCGGCCACAACTACCATCAATGCACCTGTGTACATTACTATTGGTACGGGGACAGAGCTATATCCCCTTACCAAGCGTAACTGCGCGCAGGTGACTGCCTGTGGAATCCGTACCCGTACCCGCTACTCCGTCTGTGTGGTGACTACTCCCACCGGCGGCTCGTTCCGCATGCTGGGGCAGCCCTGCTGCTCTCCCAGCAACAATCTTGCCAGTATTGACGGCGGTGCTGCACCCGCCCCTACGGCGTAAGGAGGGGTCAAAATGAAACGATCTACTCGGATGATGCTCATGTCCGGCGGACGCAAGGATGACCGCTGTTATGACCGGGAGCCCGAGGACAAATTGCGCGACCGCCGTGGCCGGGAACACTACGACAATGGCCGTTATGCACCGCGCTCTGAGATGATGGAGCCGGAGGATCGGGGCTATCGTCGCTACTCTGATGGGCGCTTTGCCCCACGCAACGATGGTGGCATGTGGGTAGATAGCCGCTACTGGGATGACCGGATGTACGGCCCTCAGTCTCACTACGGCTACCCCTACGTCCCCCCGGTCTATCGGGAGGATGGGAGCGCATACACAGAGCGACGGGAGATGAATCGGCCCATGAACAAAATCGGATTCGCTATCTCTGGAGAAGGAGAAATGAGAACTCCGAGAGAGTTTGACCATGACTACCGCATGGACGAGATGGCGTACAGAAAAGGTGGAGAACGCATGACAGGTTATGGGGCTGCTTCCGGCTATATCCCTTTCACGAAGGAGATGGCCGATGAATGGTCTAAGCATATGGATAACGAAGACGGCACCCGTGGCGCTCACTGGACGCTGGAGCAGGCAAAGCAGGTCATGGCCCAGCGCGGGATAGAGTGCGATCCCGTCCAGTTCTGGGCGGCCCTCAACATGGTCTATAGTGACTACGTTAAGGTAGCCAAGAAACACGGTGTTGGCGATAAGATTGATTTCTATGCCGACATGGCAAAATCGTTCCTCTGTGACAAGGACGCACCGGAGGACAAGCTGGCCCGCTACTACGAGTACATCGTGAGGGGCTAAACAAAGGGCGGGGGCAATAGCCTCCGCCCTCTATTTTTGAACTTTTCATCGGTTTGCTATTTGCACATATTTACACCGAAAGTTACGCACTAGCTACATACTAGCTACAAAAAATCCTGTAACCATTGCAATTACTAGGTTTCTTTTTCTAATGAATTACAAACACATTAAATTGGGTTCCGGGCAACATCATACCACGCCGGGCCCGCTGGTGCAAGCTGCCGCTTTACCCGGCTGGGGTTTCATGATATAATAACCGCAAAGCGGCGGTTATACCTGACGCGGTCCGCCTGCTCCCGCCTTGGGGCGGGACTGCGAAATCCGGCGTCATGCGGCCATTCCGCCGGGCTTCATGGCGGAATGACGAGAAAGGAACGGCTTTTGCCGGGAAGGGAGGGGCGCCATGCGCCGCATCCAGAAATATCTGTCCGGCCTGTGTGCGGCGGCGCTGCTCCTGAGCCTCCTGCTGGCCGGGACGGCCAAGGCGGATGAGATCACCATCTATCTGATGGCGGAGAACGACCAGATGCTGGACCTGCCCCTGTCTGCCATGCCCGCCTGGATCAACGGAGACATATATGTGCCCTACACCGCCTTCGACTGGACGGTGACGGGGGTGAACCTGGGAGTCTCCTACGGGCAGGAGCGGACAGAGACTGAGTACAAGTTTACCCTCTACAGCCTGAACGGCATGCTTGTGTTTGACCTGAACGCGGGCACCTGCACCGACGGCTTCTCCGGAGAGGCGAAGGACATGCGTGCCGCGCTGCGCAACGGGCGGGTGTTTGTCCCCCTGGCCGGGGTGTGCAGCTTTTTTGGCCTGAATTACACCTATACCCCCACCAACTACGGCACCCTGATCCGTATCACAAACGGGCAGGAGCGGCTGGACACCCAGCAGTTTGTTACATCGGCCAGCGGGCTGTCTATGCCCACCCGCTACTATAAGTACCTCCAGGAGCTGAACCAGGGCACCCAGCCCACGCCCAGCCCGTCCCCCACGCCATCGGGCGGCGGCACGGACGAGCCGGAGCAGGAGGACGGTCTGCCGGTCTACCTGT